CCCGTAACCGCCGCGCTCGACCGTCGCCACCATTGGCGGCATGAAGAAGAACCGCCTACACGTCGCCATCGCCGCCTGCTCGTTCCAGCTCCCCAAGCTGGAGGACGGCAGCGCCTGGATTCAAGTTACGCCTGCTGGTGAGTTCTGGCCCATGGATGGGCGCCCTATGGATGTGCCGGGCTGGCGGATCGATGCCGCCAGTGCCGCCGCAGTGATCGAGCGCGCACGGTCGCGCAAGACCCCGCCCGTCCTGGACTACGAGCACCAGACCCTCAAGAAAGAGCAGAACGGCCAGCCCGCGCCCGCTGCCGGCCGCTTCCTGGACTTCGAATGGCGCGAAGGCTCCGGCCTGTGGGGGCGTGTCGAATACACCGCCCGCGCCGCGAAGCTGATCGAGGACGGCGAATACCTCTACTTCAGCCCCGTCTTCAGCTACGCCCCGGACGGCACGGTCCTCTCCATCCTCATGGGCGCAATGACAAATGACCCCGCCATCGACGGTCTGGAGCCTCTCGCACGCCGAGCGGCCGCGACCTTTGGCCTCTACAACCCCGACGAGGAAACCCCTGTGGATGAACTCCTGAAAGCCATCATCGCGGCCCTGTCGCTGAAAGAAGGCACGACTGAGGCAGAGGCCATTGCGGCCCTGACCGCCCTGAAGCCGGCCCTGGACGCCCAAGCGACCAACCTGGCCAAGCTGCGCGAAACCCTCGGCCTGGCCAAGGATGCGGACGTCGAGCAGATCGCCGCAGCCACCGCCCAACTGAAGGTCGCCGCCCCCGGTAACCCCGACCCGGCGAAGTATGTGCCCGTTGAAGCCGTCACCCAGCTCCAGGGCCAGGTCGCGGCGCTGACCTCTCGCCTCAACGGCGGCGAGCTGGACGGCCTGATCAACAGCGCTATCCAGGAGGGCCGGCTCATTCCGTCCATGGAGCCCTGGGCGCGTGAATACGGCGCCAAGGACTTGGCCGGCTTGAAGAGCTACCTGGGCCAGGCCAAGCCCATCGCCGCCCTGACCCAACAGCAGAGCGCCGGGCGTACCTCGGTGCCTACCTCGGTTGACCAGCTGGACGAGGCCGCCCTCGCGGTTTGCTCGGCCATGCAGATCAAGCCGGAGGATTACCTCAAGACCCTGAAAGGCCAGTAAGGAGGCGCTATGACCGCCCTGACCACCGACCGCAACACCCCGCTTCAGGACGCCGAGGTCATCGGCGTGCCGGTAGCGGCCAACGTCCAGGTCTTCGCCGGCGCCATCGTCGTGGCGAACGCTACCGGGTTCGCCGTAGGCGGCAGCACCGCCACCGGCTTGACCTACCTGGGCCGCGCTGAGGAATACGTGGACAACCGCAATGGCGCGGACGGCGCCAAGGTCGTCCGCGTGCGCCGCCTGAACGCCTTCAAGTGGGCGAACGACGGCAGCGTCACCCAGGCGCACCTGATGAAACCCGCCTACATCGTGGACGACCAGACCGTCGCCGCCACGGACGGCACCGAAACCCGCTCCCCGGCCGGCCGCATCATCGGCGTCGAACCGGACGGCGTGTGGGTGGAATAACAGGCTCACCAACGGAGAACCGGACACATGCTGATCAACAAGCAGAGTCTCAACGCGGCATTCGTCGCGATCAAAACCATCTTCAACAACGCCTTCGCGGCGGCCCCCACCACCTGGCAGAAGATCGCCATGGAAGTGCCGAGCAACACCAGCAGCAACGATTACAAGTGGTTGAGCACCTTTCCGAAGATGCGCCGCTGGATCGGCGCGAAGGTGGTCAAGAACCTGAAAGCCTACAAGTACGTTGTCGAGAACGAGGACTTCGAGGCCACCGTCGAGGTGGACCGCAACGACATCGAGGACGACCAAATCGGCATCTACTCGCCCCAGGCGAAGATGGCCGGTTACTCGGCGGCTCAGCTCCCGGACGAGCTGGTCTATGAAGCGGTCAACGGCGCCTTCACCAAGCCCTGTTTCGACGGCCAGTATTTCATCGACACGGATCACCCTGTCGGTGATGCCTCGGTGAGCAACAAGGGCACCGCTCCGCTTTCCAACGCCAGCCAGGCGGCGGCGAAGGCAGGTTATGGCGCTGCTCGCACTGCGATGAAGAAGTTCAAAGACGAGGAAGGACGTTCCCTCAACGTCTCCCCCAACGTGCTCCTGGTCGGCCCGGCGCTGGAAGACGTGGCGAAGATGCTGCTCACCAACCCGAAGCTCGCGGACAACACCCCGAACCCCTACGTCGGCACTGCTGAGCTGGTAGTGGACGGGCGTATCGAGTCCGACACCGCCTGGTTCCTGCTGGACACCACCAAGCCGGTAAAACCGTTCATCTTCCAGCCCAGGAAGCAGCCGGAATTCGTTTCCCAGGTCAACCTGGATTCGGATGACGTCTTCAACCTGCGCAAGCTGAAGTTCGGCGCCGAAGCCCGCGCTGCTGCCGGTTACGGCTTCTGGCAGCTGGCCTATGGCTCCACCGGCACTGGCGCATAAGGGGGCAGCTCATGGCACGCAAAGCCGCAACTACCGCCAAGCCGACCGCCAAGCCGACCGCCAGGCTGGCCCGCCAGGCGGCGGGCGATGAAGCCCAGCAGAGCGTCGAGGGCATCTTCGTGCGCAGCTATCCGCCGACCTTCCGGCGTGCTGGCTTCGCGTTCACCAGCGAAGGAATCGGAATCGCCCTGTCCGCCCTGACCGAGGCGCAGCTCATGGCCATCAAGGAAGAGCCCCAGCTGCGCGTCGAGTCCTGCGAGTTCCTGCCGGACGACGTCGGCGGCGAGGGTGAGCCGCCCGCGTCGGACAACGACACCCAGGAATAACCCACCCCAGCAGAGGGACCGCCCCTGGCCACGGATGGCCACCTATTCATCAGGAGTTCGACATGAGCGACCACACCCTGGCCATCAGTCAACTGACCATCGCCGCGCAGAACGCCGAGCACAATGCTCCGATCATCGAAGCCCAGGGCGACCTCGCCCAGGCCGAGCTGGATCGCCGGGTCGCTGCCGAGTGCCATAGCGCCATCGACGTCCTGGAGCACCAGGAGCAGCAACAGTGAGCTATTGCACCCAGGCCGACCTGGTCGAGCAGTACGGCGAGGCGTCCATCCGCCAGCTGAGCGACCGCGTCAATAACCCCGCCACGACCATCGATCCGGCGGTCGTGGCCCAGGCTATCGCCGATGCGGACGCGGAGATCGATCTCCACCTGCACGCCCGCTACCAGCTGCCGCTGGCCCAGGTGCCTGTGGTGCTGAAGCGCGTAGCGTGCGTGCTGGCATTTGCCAACCTGCACACCCAGGTCAAGGACGACCACCCCGCGATCCTGGATGCCGAGCGCAAGCGGAAGCTGCTGGGCGGCATTTCCTCCGGGAAGCTCAGCCTGGCCTTGACCAGCTCCGGCACCCCGGCGCCCATTGCCAATACCGTTCAAATCAGTTCGCAACGCAACGATTTCGGGGGCACCTGGTGAGCACTGCCGAGCCGTTCGATTACCTGTTCCTGGAGACGCTCCTGGTCGAGCGCATCCGCGCCGAGGTGCCCGGCCTTCAGGACGTTTCGGGCATCCCCGATCTGGCCACCCTCGACGAACAGCGCCAGGGCTCGCCTTGCGTCTATGTCGTCTACCTGGGCGACGAGATCGGCACCGGGGCGTCGCACCAGGGCGGCAGTCGGGCGATTCAGACGGTCACCCAGCACTGGGCAGCCGTGCTGACGTTGTACTACGCCGACGCCCAGGGCGACGGCCAGGGCGCCCGGCGCGAAGCCGGCCCGCTGCTCGGCCAGCTGCTCAAGGCACTGACCGGCTGGGTTCCTGATCAGGGCGTCAGCCCGCTGGCCCGCAGCCCGCAGGCTTCGCCAGTCAGCTACAGCAACGGGTTCTTCTATTTCCCGCTGGTATTCACCGCCAACTTTGTCTTCCCGAGGCTCAAGTCATGGAAACCGTAAAAGTCACCATCACCGCCGAGAAACCCAATCACACCCATGCCGGCAAGCCGGTGGCGCAGGGCGACGAGATCGAAGTCAGTCGCGCCGATGCCGAGTTTCTGCTGCGCCGTCAATTGATCACCAAGAT